CCGAAGGAAACGTCACCCTCTCTTGGAGTGGTGCTTCCGGTGGTGCAGGAAATGCCATTACATCCTATGAGATACAATATAGCGATTCGTCAGATAACAGCACATGGGGAGCATGGATAGCGCTGACTACGGTGTTCACTTCTGCAACAAGCGGAAGCGTAATTGTCAGTCCTACGACCACTCGCGGGAATTACCGCCGATTCCGGGTAAGAACGCGAGGTACAGCTGGGGAGAGTTTCTACTCAGACTGGACTGTTTCCAGCAACACTGTCCGCAGAAATACACTGCCTACTCCGCCGACCTCCTTCACTGCCACCCCAGAGATCTATGAAGCTAAACCTATTACTCTTACTTGGAGCGGGACGATACCCGGAACCAGTGCCATCAAGCAGTATGTCATCCAGCGTTCAACTTCAATGGACGGGATTAACTGGTCGGCATATGAAGCTCTAACCACCATCGTTTCAGGTGCTACCTCTGGGACATATACAGCTAACGCTTCTCAGATAGCCGGAATGTATACCCGCTACCGTATCAGCGTAACCGACACATTAGATGCAGTCTCTGCCTATGTCGTTAGTAACACAGTAAAGAAAAACAGCCCACCGACCGCTCCGACAATTGTTTGTCCGGTATCTGGCAGTTCCATTTACAATGCCACACCTCGTTTCATGATTACAACAGGCATTGAACCGGATGGTCAGACGCAGATTGTGGAAGTCAAAATTGATGCGGGGGCTTGGATTAATAGCGTAGATAACCCAGAAATGTTTTCCGTAAGTGGGTACCTGGGCAACGGCGTAAAAACGGTGTATCAGTCGTCATTACTGACCGCAGGAAGCCATACCGTTACCATCCGCTGCCTTGATAGCGATATTGAGTCATCAAGTCCCGAGGTTGTGCGAAACTTTACTGTATTATCACCGCCATTTGAGATAATCACTGCAAATGAAACCCATGTTAAGGCAACGCATATCAAGACACTCCGAACTGCCGTAAACACAGTGCGCAACTATTACAATTTATCTCAAGTAGCTTGGGATGATGAAATTGTTGCTGGAAAGAGCACCATCAAAAACTGGCCGTTCCACATCATGGAGCTTCGAAAAGCTATCGAGCCGGTCATTACAACAGTCAACAACTTTGATTCCTCGCCGACCTTTGATATCCCGCCTATAACATGGCTACCCATTGGAACGGGACGGCCAAAATCGGACGTGATGCAACAGATTCAGAACCTAATCTTAATGCTTTAGGCACAGTACAACTATAGCGCTCTCGTATTATGCGGGAGCGCTTTTCTATACACAAATTAATGAAACGGAGGTATTTCAAATGAAAGAGATCTGGAATTGGATACAGCTGGCTTTTGCTGCTGTCGGTGCTTTTCTCGGGTGGTTTCTCGGCGGGCTGGATGGATTCCTTTATGCGCTTATAGTATTTGTCGCCATAGATTACGTGACTGGAGTGCTCTGTGCCATTATCGATAAAAAACTATCCAGTGAAATTGGTGCAAAAGGGATCTTCAAAAAAGTGCTTATTTTTACGTTGGTGGGGGTAGCCCATATCCTTGATACACAGATACTTGGTGGTGCTGGGGACGATGGTGGTGTCCTTCGTACTGCAGTAATCTTCTTCTACTTGAGTAATGAAGGCGTCTCTATTTTAGAAAATGCGGCACATATTGGGCTACCAATACCTGAAAAACTCAAGGATGTTCTAAAACAGCTACATGGCCGTGATGAAGAACCCCGTAAGCCAGGTGATGAAATATGATTGATTTAACAAAAGCAGCAACAGTGTTCATAGGCAGGCGCGGAGAACATCATTTTCGCCACCTGGAGTTTGACGTTTCCAGTCTATTGGATGACACCTACCCCGGAGTCGCTTTAAATGCTATATACAAAAGACCTGACGGTATTGCCTATCCAGTGATTACTACCTATGCTGATGAAGTCCTTACATGGTCTCCCAGCGCAACGGACACACTACTCGTCGGTGTCGGTCAGTTGGAGATAAGAGTTACCTATGGTGATGTGGTTGGGAAAAGCGTCCGGATACTAACCATTGTCGAGGAAGCCCTCGCTGACGGTATAGTCGAACCACCGGAGCCGCCCGCACAGGAATGGCTCAATCAGGTGCTTTCTGCCTTGGCTGAACTGGATATAGACGAGATAAATAGTCTGCTAAATCTCATTTATAACCTGTTAAACACTACACATGACTTGGTCGAAGATACGCACGATAATCTGTATATGCGGACTGGGGTTCTCCTGAACCATTCGCATCCAATAGAAACTGCCACTGCGCCGGATATGGTAAGCCGAAGAGGGGCTATCACTTTCACGAGCATAAATAGCGGTAACAACGTAGTACTTGGCCCGGTAACATATATCTTTGTTACATCCTTGGGCAGTCCAACTGCAAACAATGTGCAAGTGTTACTCCAAGGCACCCTCCGCAATACTGTCAAGAAACTTGCCGAAGCCATAAGGGGTATTCAAGATGTATCGAATATTGCTTATGGGGCAGGAACATCACCAAATCCCGCAAGCACAGCCTATTGGACGAGTCGGATCTTCTCCATTGGTGATATTACCATTCCTTCTGGTGAGAGTCTATTCTTATTAGAAAGAGCAGAAAATGCGACAACAGCATTGACCCTTACCTCTACAGCAACAACAACTATCAACGCATTTACCAGAGCAAGCTATTTGAGATATGTCTTGAGCGGTAATGCTGCTGGAGCGGGCGGTATTAATAGCATACGAGGACCTTTGCACACATTACTGCCCATTGGTAGCGTGGTTATAGGCGGACAGGGTGGATTGCTTTACCCAACAGCTTATGATTGTCATTTGATTACTCTTTGCCGTCAATCGGATACAAGTGAAAAAGAATTAGACTTGTATATCTCAAATGATGAAGTGAACTTTACCAGAATCTCACGCAGTACCCCTATCGGAGCTGACAGTTCAAACGCTGGTTTGCATATTCATATCCAAATGCGTCAAAGCCGAGTGCCTTCTGGTTATGGGCTGTATATCAGCATGGGTAGTGATGGTACATCGGCGGGTGCTTTTTGTGATCTGAAGTTTACCTATCACCTATATCCTGTCAATCTTGCAACAACCAACATTTGAATTCGAGGTGATATTAATGGAATTACGTAAGTTGATATTAACGAATAACGCCTGCTTTAAAGCGGGCAAAACGATAATACCGAAAGGCATCATGGTACACTCCACCGGGGCAAATAATCCATGGCTAAAGCGCTATGTTGGTCCAGACGACGGTTTACTTGGAAAGAACCTATATAACAACCATTGGAATCAAGAGAAGCCCGGTGGCCGTCAGGTCTGCGTTCATGCCTTCATCGGTAAGCTGGCTGATGGAACAATCGCTACTTATCAAACCCTACCGTGGAATCACAGGGGATGGCATGCCGGAGGTAAGGCAAATGATACGCATATAAGCTTCGAAATTTGCGAGGATGGTCTCTCTGATAGCACCTACTTCAACAAGGTGTACTGGGAGGCCGTTGAACTATGTGTACATCTTTGCAAACTCTATGGTCTAACCGAACAGAACATCCTCTGCCATAGCGAAGGTTACAAACTGGGTATAGCCAGCAATCACGCTGATGTGATGCACTGGTTTCCTAAGCACGGAAAGTCAATGGACACTTTCCGGACAGAGGTCATAAAGCTGCTCACGAAAAGCGAAACGCCAAAACTCCCAGCACCTCCGAATAAGCTGTATCATGTCCAAGTCGGCGCTTATTCGGTTAGAGCAAACGCAGATGCTATGCTCGAAAAGGTAAAAGCAGCAGGCTTCAAAGATGCCTTCATTAAAACAGAATAGCTTAAACCACTATGCCCATCGAGCCGGATTCTCTGCTCGGTGGGTTATCTTTTATTTAGGGGGTTAAATTTTTCGGCTTTAAGTAGAAGGAAACAATGCCCTTATTTTCAAAGGACGGATTTCCTTCGGATTGGAGGAGCCGAAATGACAGATATACAAAGAACGCAGATAGATGGCAATATCAAAAAAAGCACAAAACAAGTTATCCCTTTATCTAACGAGAACATTGAAATACCCTCTGAAAGAATACAGGTTTCTCAGGAACAATTACAGCATGAGTATGATTATTTTCTGGCTCAGAAGATATTGGAGTCCATGCTGAAAAACGGCCGGATCACTGTAGATGAATTCAACAAGATAACCAAATTAAATCGAAAAACTTTCTCTCCTGCGTTGGCTGAGATAATGCCCTAAAACCGTTGATATTACTTGGGTTCAGAGGTAATATGTCACACTGACAAGGAGGTGAGAAGTTGAAGAAAGTAACGAAAATTGCCCAAAATAAAGCTGATTTCAACGCACAGCCCAAGCTACGTGTTGCGGCTTACTGCCGTGTCTCTACTGACAGCGATGAGCAGCTGGTCAGTCTTGAAACGCAAATAAAGCACTACGAATCCTACATTAATGCAAATCCTGATTGGGAGTTTGCCGGGCTTTATTATGATGAGGGCATCACGGGTACAAAAAAAGAAAAGCGACCTGAATTGCTTCAGATGATTGCTGATTGTGAAAATAAGAAAATTGACTTCATTGTGACGAAGTCTATCAGTCGATTTGCTCGAAACACAACCGACTGTCTGGAATTGGTAAGAAAGCTGATTGACCTTGGCATCTTCATCTATTTCGAGAAGGAAAACATAAACACAGGGTCTATGGAAAGCGAACTCATGCTGTCAATCCTGTCTGGAATGGCCGAGAGTGAGTCTATCTCAATCGCAGAAAACAGCAAATGGTCCATAAAGCGTAGGTTTCAAAACGGTACATTTAAAATCTCCTATCCGCCCTACGGCTACGATACTGTTGATGGGCAGATGGTAGTTAATGAATCTCAAGCTGAAATCGTCCGCTTTATTTTTGCTGAAATTCTATCCGGCAAAGGCACCCACAAAATTGCTGAAGAACTAAATAATCGTAACATACCTTCCAAGAAAGGTGGCCGCTGGACGGCAACAACTATTCGCGGTATGGTCGGTAACGAAAAATACACCGGCGACGCCATCTTCCAAAAGACCTATACCGATGCGCACTTTAACCGGCATAACAACTACGGTGAGAAGGACCAATATCTGATTAAAAATCATCATGAACCGATTATTAGCCATGAGGATTTTGAAGCTGCCCAGGAAGTCATCGAACAACGTGGCAGGGAAAAAGGTATAGAAAAGCAGCATGAAAAATATCAGAACCGTTACCCCTTTTCGGGTAATATCATCTGCGGTCAGTGTGGTGGGACATTTAAGCGAAGAATTCATTCAAGCGGAAGGCATAAAATCGCTTGGTGCTGCTCCACCCATATAGCAGACATCCAAAAATGCTCTTTGAAATACATCCCAGAGTCCGATTTGGAATACGCTTTTGTCACCATGATGAACAAGCTCATTTTTGGACATGAAGCCGTCCTCAAGCCACTGCACGTGAGCCTGCGTAGTATTGATGCCAACGACAGTTTAATAAACATTCGGGAGCTTGAAAAACAACTCGAGGAAAACACGGAACAACGAAATGTACTGGTCGGCTTGATGACCAAAGGTTATCTTGAGCCTGCCGTTTACAATAAGAGCAACAATGAACTGTTGCAAGAGGCAGAGCGATTACGCCGTCAAAAAGAATCTATAGCCCGCTTCCTGAATAACGATACCCAAAATCTGAGCGAAGTCAGCGAGTTGCTGCATTTTACTACAAAAGAAAAAATGCTGGGTGATTTCGAAGGAGACATTTTTAGGCGCTTTGTAGAGCGGATTATTGTATATTCCCGAGCAGAAATTAGATTTGAGCTAAAATGCGGCATTACCCTAAAAGAAAGGTTGATGAATAAATGAGCCACACACCATTTGGTTACCAAATAGAAAACGGAAAAGCTGTTATTGATAATGAGGCTGCTGAACAAATAAAGACACTATTTAATTCTTACCTGTCAGGCGATTCATTGGCCAATGCAGCAAAGAAAGCTGGTATTAAATCCTTTCATGCTGGTATCGGCAGGATATTGCGGAATACTTGTTATCTTGGCGATGATTATTATCCGGCAATCATTGACCAGGAAACGTTTGTAGCTGCAGAAGCGGAACGAATCAAGCGGGCTGAGAAACTTGGCCGCATCCGTGAACAAAAAGAAGAATTAGTGATAAGCTTTCCCACTGACTTCTATATAAACGAGGCAGTACAGCAGTTTAACGACCCTTTTCAACAAGCGGAATACGCCTATAGTTTGATAGAAATGGAGGTGCAGAAAGATGGAAGTCAATAAGAATGTAACTGTTATTCCGGCGAGGAAGCACACCCGTAAAAGCAAGAATGACGAAAAGCCAAAACTCCGAGTGGCAGCATACTGTCGTGTTTCAACTGACAGCGATGAGCAAGCCACCAGTTATGATGCCCAGATTGAACATTATACAGCCTACATAAAAGGTCATCCGGACTGGGAACTGGCAGGTATTTTTGCAGATGACGGAATAACCGGCACCAACACCAAAAAGCGTGAGGAATTCAACCGTATGATTGGCGAGTGTATGGCAGGCAACATCGACATGATCATAACCAAGTCCATCAGTCGGTTTGCCAGAAACACGCTGGACTGCCTGAAGTACATCCGACAGCTGAAGGATAAGAACATACCGGTTTTCTTCGAAAAAGAAAATATAAACTCTATGGATTCTAAAGGCGAGGTCATGCTCACGATTATGGCTTCACTTGCCCAACAGGAAAGCCAATCTTTAAGCCAGAATGTGAAGCTGGGCCTACAATACCGTTACCAGCAGGGAGAAATCCAGATAAATTGTGCACGGTTTCTCGGTTATGATAAGGATGAGAATAAGCACCTGGTGATTGTTCCAGAGGAAGCTGAAATCGTTAAGCGGATCTACCGGGAATACCTTGAGGGGGCCAGTATGCTGAAGATTGCCCGTGGATTGGAATCCGATGGCATTCTAAATGGAGCAGGCAATGAAAAATGGCATACAAGCAACATAAATCAAATCCTACGTAATGAGAAGTATATCGGTGATGCTCTTTTGCAGAAAACCTACACAGTTGATTTCCTCACAAAAAAGCGGGTTAAGAACAATGGCCTTGTCCCTCAATACTATGTGGAAAACAGCCACGAAGCCATTATCCCGCGTGAAATTTTTATGCAGGTGCAGGAAGAACTTATCAGACGGCGATGTGTTCATACCAGCAAAAATGGAAAAAAACGCAGTTATAGTAGTAATCACTGCTTCGCCCAAATGATCATCTGCGGTAACTGCGGCGAGGTTTTCCGAAGGGTTCACTGGAACAACCGTGGTAAGAAATCCATCGTCTGGCGCTGCGTGAGCAGACTGGAGAACACCGGCTTATTCTGCGATGCCCGAACGGTACAGGAAAGTTCTATCGAGCAAGTACTGGTAACCGCTATCAATAATACTTTGAGCGGGAAGGATGCTTTCCTCTCCACTCTACAGGCCAACATAGCCACCGTTTTAAGTAAAGAAAATGACCAGACCTTAGCCGACATAGATATCCGACTGGAAGAACTGCAAACGCAGCTTTTAAAGCTGGCCAGCTCCAAGGCCGACTACGAAGATGTAGCCGAAGAAATCCATCAACTGCGTGAAAAGAAGCAAAATGCTCTGGTTGAAAACTCCAACCGCGATGAAGTACGCAAACGAATAGCCGATATGAGCGCATTCCTGCAGGAACAGCCCACTGCCATTACTGACTACGATGAGCAGCTAATCCGGCGTTTAATTGAAAAAGTCACTGTCTATGAGGACAAATTCACCGTGGAATTCAAGTCTGGCGTGACGGTGGATTTAGAAGAATAGGATTGTAAATGTGCAAGACACTCTACGCCAATTTCATGTAGCGCAGAGTGTCTTTTGCTTATAATCACAATATATGCACTGGACGCATTGGAGCGTCTCCTGTTTCAGGTAGCAACTTCCCATCAATGTACTTATCAAAAATTGATAAGCATGGGAATGTTACAATCTCATCACTATCCTGGAATTCAATCTCCAAAGGCTTCGATGAAACAAAAAGAAAATGCGCCTTCACTTCTGATCCCACTTTAAGAAATGATTTCATTTTATCTTTTTCGCACATAACTAAATCATATCTTCTTCGGCAATGCTCATAATAACCGTTTTCTTTGAACATCTTCTCATAGTCAGATATAACGCCACTGTTATTGAGTGAATCGGAAAAGAATTTTGCTTCGATAAGAAACAGTTCATTTGTATCTTTGGTGTAAAAAACTAAATCAAAATCTCCATAATCAATATCCTTTATTCCAAAAATTCTATCATATCTAACATCAATTTCATCAATGGTTGCATTATAATATGCTCGTAGCTTACCTCGAAGTAATGCTACAAGCCTATCTGATAGTTCTTCATTTCTCTTTTCAATTGCTCGTGTTAATGGGTCTTTATCATTTGAGTAGCACATTCCTCCGTTTAAATAAATGGAGCACCACAAATGCTTAGTCTGTTCCATTGCACAATGAGATATATATATTCTATCGTTATCTAAGCACATGAAAGGCCTAATTTCATGTCTATATTTATTTGAATTCATAATCCATATAATTGGGTCATTTTTTTTGAGTTGAGATAGTACTTTTTCCTTTGTTAAAACGAATGCCTCAAAAAATGCCTCTCCATCAACTACCCCATATCTATTGATTTCCCCTATAAATTGTTCTCTATTAATAATGGTCAGCGCATACTGTCCATTCCGAAGCAGTTCTTTTTGTAGGGTACTCATTATTCTAAGCGAATCAATAAAACCAACTTTATATGTCTCCTTAAATCCTTGACCGAAATCAGTTTCATCAGCTTTGGCAAGTTCTGTATCATTGTTTAAAACGTTCTGATTTCCCGTTAAAGCAGTATTATAATAAATAACAGGATGATATTTGATTATTTCTATTGGTGTATCTTCGTTGGGATGTATTTCTATTCCAGTATATAACTCTTTTTCTCCGAACTTCTGGCTCATTGAAATAAGTGATAATGCTTGTGAGGCAAGACCATATATGTACATTTCAACAAATAATTCTTGATTCAATTCAAAAGAAGTGGGATCATAAGTCTCATTGATATTTTCTTGAAAAATCAAGCAATTCTCCAACCAAAGGTTAACAGAATCTATTACGTTTCGAGACTTGTTTCTATTTTCCTCGAATGTATCAGTTATACCCCCGTCTTGAATATTCAGTTTCACCAGCTCATTCCTTGCTTCCTTTTGTCTAAAGTAAAAATGATACGCCTCATCCAGTATTTTATATAAGTCCTTTATTAAAACACATGTATTAGATGATTTCATATAGTCTGTTAATTTTGACTGGATCCAGCCAGTTATATTTGATAAATAAACAATTGCATCTTTTCTATCTAAAATTACAGAACCATCTCTTCCAAAATACTCAGTATATTTTTTCTGTACCTCCACTTTTGGAATTGACATCTCAAGCCAATATGAACGAGTCATAAATACATAATCCATTTCCATATTCATCCCCTCCTGAACTGTTTCTGTACGCAATATCCAACCTGACCACACAACCTCGGCTTTTTTCAAAAAACATCTAATCTGCTCTGTCGCAACCCCTGACATCTAACTTGCTCTGTCGTGAAGCACCGACATCTAATCCGTTCTGTCACACATAAATTCACTCACTTCGACTTGTTTCTACGGAGCGATAAAAAAGGGATTTTGAAGTTACAGTTTTCAACCTGCAAAGCTCCAAATCCCTTTATTTACAGGCCTTTTCACACACTCACTAATTTACCCTTGACATCAATACCACCGTCTCCACATGGCCCGATAGCATCAGGTTGATGTCTGGTATGTTTTTTGCTGATTTTCCGTGCAAGGGAACAGGTCGACAGTAGTATTTATTAAATT